CGCTCGCGCTCGTCACAGGCGACCCCGCCGCAGCCCTTATGCGCTCGGTAGTTGAATCGGACTGTTCGCCGAACGGATCAACGGGCCAAGTGGTCGCGATGATCTCATGGCCTTTCGCTGACAGCAGCACACCAAACTCTGTCCGTTTTACGGACCAGCCCAGCGCCCACAGCTGCTCCGTAGTGAATCTGTCGAGCACCTGCCCTCCCCCCGACGCACGGAACTCCACGATATCCCGGTGCCCGTACCAACCAGCGTGCCGCGCCCTGGCACTGGCGGCCATGTCGAGGATGTACTGCACGCCTGCGGGCATTTTCTCCTTGGACTTCGGGGTGTCCACTACCTTCGTGACCACGGTGGCCGGCTGTGCGCCGGGCGCTTGCGCGATTGCCGGAATCGCGGCTTTCTGCGACTTCACAACCTCTTTCAGCTTGCTTTCCTCGCCGGTTGAGCCACCAGCGAAGAAGAATCGCAGGAACATGACAACGCCGATAACGAGTGCAAGCCCCATCACGATTGAGGGCCCCCGGAGTGTCTTCCACAAGGTGCGGGTGTTGCCCTTGTAGACCTCGTTTGACTCAATGCCCGGCTGCACGCCGTGGTAGAGCTCCCAGATGGCCGGATCGTACTTGCGAACCTCGGTGCCTACCGTCTCGTACTTGCCGGTGCCGGTGGCGGCGTAGAACCTCACCGAATAGCGCTGATCGGAGCCCAGCGCATCGAGCTTGGTATACGTGTTCTTCTTCGCCATGCGGCGAATGATCAGCCGGTGCAGGTCTTTGCAGTCCTGCGAAATGATCACCATGTCCAGGCTGATGTGGCCGTGCTTGGCGAAGAAGTTGGCCGTACGTTCCGGCAAATTGGCCCGGTTCGTGGGCCAGTACTCATGCGCCTCATCGATCACGACTAGAGCATGCTTCTCGATGTGCGGGAACGAGATAGCGCCGTCGTTGTCCGTGTCGCATACACACCAGTCAACCACCTCCTTGTCGCCCATCACGTGGACAAGATCGCGCACTTCTTCCTCGGGCATCCCAAGGTGGGCCGCAATCTTGTCCAGGCTCTCACCTACGCCGTTAAGGCGCACGTACACGTGCCGCTTAGCGCGCAACGCGGGCAGGATGTGGTGTAGCACTGCCTCATAGCTCTTGCCGCTGCGCGGCAACCCTTCATGGCCGAAGATCATTTCGTTACGTCCACTGGAATACGGTCAGGAACACCCGCACAAGGCGGAAAATAAGGGCGGCGGTAAGCAGCGCAATTGCCTCTCCGACACGTAGCTGCCCGACGATGAACGCGGTCCATGGACCGGCCGCATTGAGCATCGCGCAGAAGCTTATTTGCGTAAGGAAGTCCGGCGCCGGGATCAGGTACACAATCGCCTTTACGAACGACAGCACAAGCTCGATGAAGTCCGTTTGCAGGTCCGTCATGAAGTCGGAGAAGTCCGCCCACAGCGACGTGATCTGCTCTTTGGCCCATGCGGTGATCGCAGCAATCGGGCTCACGCCTTCGGCATACGCCCATGATGCCGACAGCGCCAACACAAGAAGCGCTGCAGCCAACACGATCAGATGTTTCCGATTCATAGCAGTGCCCACCTCAGCGCAACAACGCCCATGCCCGCAAGGAAGACAAATCCGGCGTACTGGAAAAGCTGCAGCAATGGCCCGCTGCACAAGCTGCTCAGATCGAACTTGCCGACGTACTGACCGCCGTCCCATGTTGCGGTGGGACAGGAGCCGCCTGCGCCGGTGCAATTACCGAAGAACCCCTTGACCTTGGACAGGATCGGCGCGCCCTCAATGGCGGTCTTGAACTCGGCCAACACCTTCTGCACCGTCTTGCCGGATTTCTTGTAGAGGCGCCCTGTCGTCGGCCCCGCCCCGCCGCCCTCGCCTCCTTCGCCACCATCACCGGGTCCGGGGCCCGGGCCGGGACCGGGGCCCGGTCCTTCGCAGCCTGCAGGGTCTTTACAGTCGCCGTCGCCATCGCCCGGGCCAGTTCCGCCACCGCCATCGCCACCACCTGGGCCGGTACCGCCACCGCCATCCCCGCCGCCGTCACCACCGCCATCGCCACCGCCGTCACCGGGGCCGGTTCCGCCGCCGTCGCCGCCACCCTCGCCGGGGTCTCCCGACTCGGGCGGGGCCAGCTCATCGGTTTTGCACGTGTCGCCAGAAGGCGCATAGAGGTGTCCTGTGGGTGATCCTGCGTAGAGGCTATCGGTGTACTTGCATCCGTTGTGACAGACGGCACCGAAGCCTGACTTATCTCCTTTCCACCCAGTCTCCTCAGGTCGCGCACTGCACTGCGTCTTATAGCCGCGCTTGTTGGTCGCATACCGACCGCTAGACGCATACGAGGGCCGTACAAAGCCAACGTATGCGTTGCCCTCCTGCTCGACCATCGGGACCCATGTGGACCCACCACCGGCATTGGAAATGCCAGCCTGCTCGGTCGCAGCCGCCCATGCCGCTGCGTAGGCCTCACCTTGATCCTCACACTCGGCATAGGAAATGCCAGAACTGGCCGGGCACCCGGCGGCCTTTGCTGGTGCGGAGAGGCACAGCGATAGAACGGCCAGTGCAATCGCTGCCGTTGTCGCGAAGGCATGTCGAATCACTGGCTGGCCTCATTGAATGCCAGGGCAACTGCGTGGCCCGCTAGTCCGCCAATGAACGCGAACACCATGCACACAAGCATCGTCAATCCTCCCTCTCTGGAGCGCCGCAGTAGACGCATTCGCCGCCGTCATAGTCGTGGCCGGTGTCACCACACACGACCTCCTCCACCTCGCCCGCCTCATCGTCGGCATGCTCGTCGGCGTCCTGATCCTCGCGGTCCTCAAAGAAGCCCGCGATCTTGTCGACACACCACCGGCCAAACCACGGCAGCGCCATGAGCGTCCCTGCAGCCACGATTGCAGCGACGGCCTGAGCGACAGACAGCCCGAGAAATACTCCACTGAAGTCCATCACCCACCCCCTAGTAGTCGATGACGGCGCGGCACTCCGTACACCACAGGTTGCCGTCGTCCAACACGATCACGTCATCACCGCCACACTCAGGGCACCAGTCGTCCTGGCATTCATCGGTGTTGAGGTCATCGGGCTGTGTCTGCATAGGAATCGGGGCCGGTTTCCCAGCCCCTCCCCGTCACGATTCGACCGCGATCAGCGGAAGAAAGTCGCGACCTTGTTGGTCGCCCAGCGGGCGAAGCCCGGGGACGCCTTGATGGCGCCTGCGCTGATGATTGCGCTGACTGCGCTGGCGGCTGCGAGGCCGGTCAGAATGTCGCCGAAGTCCATTGCACTGCTCCTTGGTTATGCGCGTTGTGCGCGTTGAATGGGGTGGTCAATCCCGCTCTGTACTGACCGACTTCACGACGGCGCCCACGATGTAGCCGAGCACGTTCAGTGCAAGAACTAGCGTGAACACCCCCGAGAACCAGCCAGTGGCCACCTCAGGCTCGGGCCACTGGAATAGATCGATGAGAATTGAGGCCTGTGCGTGCTCTGCTGCTGACACAAGCACATACCCACCACACTGCGATGCAGGCTCCCCGGTGGGTACGAGCGTCCCCTCAGCCGTCAGAGACACGCACACGGCCATGACTTAGGCCTGCGCGGTTGCGCGCGGTGCAGCCTTGGGCACCATGCGCAGCACGGTGAACTTGCTCAGCGATGCGACGCCCTTGTTGACCTGCAACATGGATTCAACATCGAGCTCGTACTCACCCTCGGGGTAGCCCGGCTGACCCTTGTCCAGGCGCACGTCGAACGGGTAGGCAAAGCCACCGGTTTCCAGCTTGGCCTTCTGCTTGCGGGTCGTGTATTCCACGTTCTCGCCAGCGTCGTTCTTGAAGCTGCCGCCGCGTTCGTCAATTTCGTTCTTGAGGACGGTGACCTTGATGCTCATGTGCTATTACCCCTTTGAGGTTGGCTGTACGGCCGCGATTTCGGGCCAGTGCGCTGCTGTGTCACCTGTGACCCACTTCGGCAGCGATGGCGAAGTGCAGGATTCGATTACCGCCCGCAATGCCTGATCGTCAGGGCAGTTCTTGGCGATGAAATTGAGGGCTGCGCCGTACTGGCGACGGATGTGGCGGCGGACGCTCTTCCACGTCGCTTCAACGGCGGCTTTCGTGATTTCGATGCGCGTGGCAACGCAGCGCAGAAAGGACAGGACCGGATAGGCACCCAGCAGGTAGGACGCCGGATCACGCAGAATGTCGAGCGGCAGCTCCTTGCGATTGGAGTTGCGGAACTGCGCCTCATAGCGCACCCACGGCGAACTCTTGTCGCCCTGTTCCCTGCCCTTCTCGTAGACGCGTAGCTGTTTTTCCGACTTCTTGCCGCCGACATAGAACGTCTTGCCGTCACCGCTGTCGTAGTCGTCCACCAGCTGCGCCTTGGGGCGCTGACCTCGGTTGTCGAAGTCACCGTTGTCGTACCACTTCTGCGCCAGTCGCAATGGGTATTCGCCCACCAGGTCATCGGCGCACACGTCGACACGGGTGATCCTTCCGGCGCAGCTTTCGAGCTTCGCTCGAAGCTCCAGCCACCGCTGCGCATGGCCGCAGCGCGCTGCGCCTATCGCCTTGCATCCTGGACCGGCCAGAGTTCTGTAGACACTCAGTTGCCGCTC